AAGATACATAAATACATCAAACCTAGCATGAGGTTTTCTTTTATCTTTAAGTCTTGAATCTAATGTTTTAATTCTCATATTCTCAACTTTAAATACCCAATATAATGGATGAAAGAATTCATATCTATCTCCATTTGGTTTATCCGAAGGAACACCCTGAAATTTGTTTGGTGCATTTACCTCCTTCATTATATTTTTTAAAGTAAAGATGTTCATAATTCAATAAATTTACCTGTTACTGATACCTCATCTTCCGTATCTAAAACATATGTTAATTCTCCACCACTTTCAAATGCCTGTGTATTATCTAATTTAAAAAGAATTTGATTAGTGGTTCCGTTAAATGTGTATGTATATGCATTTGGCGTTATAAATACTCCATTAATGTAAACTCTAAACCAACCCTTAGTATCAAATGTACCTCTAAGTTCTTGTGGTAATATAGGTAATTCTGCATTTGTTAAATAAAAATAAGAGAACTTATTTGTTACTCCATCAGCTGTTTCATCAGGATATAATCCTTTATTCATACCAGCATCAGCAGAACCTCTAATTGCTACAAAATCTATAACACTTTGGTACTCATTATAAATATTAGGATTTGAGAATCTCATACCTGTTAAGTCAGTTTCTATACCCCATACAACTTTCTTCGGAGTGAATGATTTTTTAACAGTTGGTTTCTCATCATATGTTTCTGGAAGTAGATATGCATTAACTACCATTGTAAAGGAAGTTCTAATGATTCTTTCCGAACCTTCTCCTACTTCTTGTTGATTATCAAATGAATCAATACGAGTCCTAAATTTGTATCCTTTCTCCTTACCCCAATACCTATCAGTTGCATATTGAAATGCTTCAACTATGGTGTTCATATGTTCGGTAAATGATGTCCAAATCATTACCTCATAAGTTACAGTTACATAATCGGGTACAGAAACTTCATATTGTTCAAATGCTTTAGAAGCTTCTGGTTGTAATGAAAATCTTTCGTATCTATTTTGTTTAGAATATTTTTTATAAGCTGGAAGAGTATTTACATCTTTAAATTGTTGTAATGCAGAATCTCTTTCAATAGAATTTCTTTTGAACATTACTAAAGGAATTTGAATCTTACCTCTTTGGTCTCTCAGATATCCTTTTGCTCTAGCGTTATTCCATCTTTCAGCATTACCATATAATAGAGGAACTTTAACTTGTTTACCATGTTCTTCAACATCAGGTATCACAGTATCCACCATATACTCAGCAATAGTAGTATCTACATCTAAAAGTTTAACCCCTTTAGTGTATTCCTTATCGATTCCTCGTTGTAATGCTCTATTTGTTTCTTTCTTATTCATTAAATAACTCTCATTTCAGTTTGAATAGAACTTCTTCTAGTCATAAATGTTGATGCAATAATTGAGAATTTCTCCCCACTCTGTCCACCAATTAATTGGTCTTCTCTTACATTATCAATTTCAAAGTATGCATCGTTATGCATTATAATATCTCCAATCTCTGGATAGAATCCTTTTCCTTTTAAAGAAATACGATTAAATCTAAATTCTACATTTTGTCCACTATCAGCACCAAATCCTTCATATGAAACCGAAGAATCATCTCTTTCAATAACAGCACTACATTCAGTACCTTGGAAATAAGATTTATTTAGGGATTCACCATAAAGGTTAGTTGATATATCTTCAATAGAAAGCTTGAATAGAACTACTGTTGTTTCAATAACAGCATCTACTAATTCTTTTGAAATAGATTCAAAAAATCTTATATCTCTATCTAATGCAAATCTTGGCATTTTATCCTGTGTATATCGTTAGTGGAACTTTTCGTAACATTTCTTGCTGATAATTAGATTCGTTATTTCTAATTTCAAACTGATTCTTTCTACTTAGTTCTTCTAAGTTTTCTCTGAGTTGTTCAATCAGAGCATCTTTTTCAGTTTGAGCCTCAGCTCTTAATGCACCACCATCTAACGATATTTCGGAACCAGGAATAGGTACTGAACTATATTTTTCTCGGATTGCTCCTAATAGTTCTTTAGCCAAAGCAAGTGAATATTTTCTAATCCATTGTCTACCAACATCATTAATAGTATGATATTGTATAAAATTATATCCAACGTTAGCATAATCAGAAACTACATCTGCAGATACATTTGTTGAATTTTGAATAAATTCGTTTCTTACAAAATATTCAAACCACATTTTTTCTGCTTTCTTTGGTATTGGAAATACTTGTAATTTATTATTTGTGATATTAAATGAGTGTGCCGATTTTCTTATTGTATCATTAAGTTCAATTGCTTGCATTCTTAATAAGTCTTGAAACATTGGCATCATAATAAATTGAGATGCTGGGGATAATTCCCCAAATCCAAATTCATCCATTAGATTTTTACTACCTACACCACTTCCGGCATATGGGTCAAAGAATCTTGCCGATGCAGGTGGTGCTTCGTGAAACACTTTTACTACATCTATTCTATTAGCACTTTCACTTACATTAGCGAAAAGAACATCCAAATCATAGATTTGTTGTCCAGCAACCATATCAATACTTCCCTTTTTAATATCAGTATTACCACCTACACCAGATAAAGTACCATATGCATCTGATATACCTATTATATCTGCTAAATTGGAACCTTGAACTAATTTTCCACTATAATTGGAACCTGTTGGATTTCCTTTTAGTGTATCTAAGTTGTTTCTAATATTAAATTGGTTTACTTGTGCGGCATATTCTGAAGTTGCTTCTTCAAAACAAGCGAACAAACTCTCATCAACTAATTCGACATTTTGTACAGGGTAACCTAATCGTTTTGCACACCAATTAGCAACTTTAGGAGCATCTGATTGAAATACTAAATCAGAGTCGTAAGTACCAAAAGGAGTTGAACCCGTAGCGAATGATGATGAACCAGGATATATGTATTCTACTGACATGAATTATTTCCTCTATTTTGTTATCGTACTAATAAATATAAAGAAAAAGAAGAATAGTGTTTTTATTCGGAGCATAAAAAAAGAGGGGAACTTTCGAACCCCTCTAATTTAATTAATCTGAACTACGTTCCGATTAGATAGATGCTAAATCTTTGATAAAGATTTTACCATAGTATTCAGGTCTAACCATCTTCTTAGCGTATCTCGTCATAACTCCTCTTCTTGGAGTGAAGTTATTCGGGTCATATACTAATGGAGTCATAATTAATGGTACATAAGGTGCGTAAACTGCTCCTGTTTCTAGGAAGTTTGAACCTCTAAATCCTAACAAGATTTCGTTTGAAGTCATGTAAGGGTTTTTGTACACAGTATATCTGTTAGAAAGTGAACCAACATTTGTTACACCAGCAGCGAAAGATGAAGCATCTTTGTCAGCTGAGATAGAGAATGCAGGAATAGATTCTAAGATAGTACATACATCAGGAGAAGCAACAACGAAGTTAGCTCCACCTCTTAAAGTCAATTGGTGAATCTTATTAGATACTTTGTTTAATTTAGTACCTAAAGTTTGGAACCAAGTGTTCTTTTGGTAAGCAACTGAAGAACTTCCAGCTGACCAAGTTGAACCATTGTATTCCTCACCGATTGTAGCTGACCAGTATTCAGTAGTCAATGCGTTAGACTTTAACATATCTAAGATTTCTAAGTCAATCTCTAAAGAGATATAGTCAGATAACATAGCAGTTAATTCAGCCTCAGCATCGATTGAATGGTAAGCGTTTAAATCCTGTGCTAATTCAGGAGTCCATACAGCCTTTAGTTTTCTAGTCTTAGCAACAATTGCTTCAGACTTTAATTCTAAGTCAACTTCAGGAATATCCAAATTACTTGCAGAACCATCAGTATCTTCAAAATCACCTCTTGCGTAATCAGCAGGTACTACTGAATGCTTTACAGTTACAGTGTTTGCATCAACAGCAGCAGATGTTCCAACGAACAAATCTACTTTAGACGAATCAGCAGCGTTTACTCTGTTGAATTGTCCGTAGTTAAGTCCATTGATATCAGTTCCAGCAACAACGAAAGATGAAAGTGCATCAACATCAGCAGTTGCTCCAATAGAAGAAACAGCTACAGTTAATATTTGAATATCACCAACTTCAACTGAAGCAGATAATGCAGCATCAAATCCTACATCAGCATGTGATGCTGAAGCCCAAGTTTGAGCACCTGTTGCAATTGCAGCAGATGTAGCTTCGTTTACAGAGTATCCGAATGCACCAGCACCGTATAATCCATTCTCAGCTGATTTAGTTTGACCAAATCCAGCACCAACGTTAGCACCACCTGCACCACCGAATAAAGAACCATCAGCACCAGTAGATTTTCCACCAGTTGCAGTTCCGTATTTGAAGTCTAGATAGAATACAAGTCCTGAAGGTAAGTTCATTGGTTGTACACTAACGAATTCTTTAGAAGCAATCTCGCCAAAGATTCTTCTTACAAGAGGAAGGGCTACACCACTCCACTCTTCACTATTTGCGGCAGCTCCAGTAGAACTTGCCTCATCAAGCAATTGTTTTGCTTGGTTTTCTAAAAGAACAGACATTGCGCCTTGCTCTTTTTCGTTTAAACCTTCTAGAAGTCCAGTTTGTTCCCATTTACCTTTTAGTTGTCTTGTTTCATTCAACATTACAGCTTGTGGGTTCTTTCCTTCCATTAGTTTAGATAAATCAAAATTTGCCATTTTATTTTTCTTTTTTAATGTTAAGTTAATTATTTAATATTAGCCAATTGTTTAAATCTTTCGGCTAAAGTATTTGTGTTCTCAGAAATAATGTTTTTTACTGGAGCAGTTGAAGCAACTGGTTTAGAAGCACCTTCCGATACTACTTTCTTAGTTCTTTTCTCAGTTCCTGTAAAATTCATAGATTCTGCTAACGTAGCGTAAACTAATTTTACTTCTCTAACAGATGTTGTTCTGTCTAAGTTTTCTACAACTTTAGATTTTTGTTCGTTGGTTAGGTTATAACCTCTGAATAATCTATTAGCGTACAATAATTTTGCATTAAGAAGGTTTACTTCGTTGATAGTAGATTGTAAAGATTTCACAGTAGTGTAAGCTTCTTCTAACTCAGTTTGTAGTTTAACTACCTCTTCGTTAGCTTCTTCTTCAGCTACTACTTCTTCTTCCATTTCTTCTTCTTCTCCGTATCCCATTTCTCTCAAGATTTCATCCAAGTCGATTTCATCTTCATCTTCTTCTTCTTCAATTTCTTCTTCCTCTTCTGAGATAGTTTCTTCAACTTCCTCTTCTTCGGTTTCAGATACAGCGTCTTCTTCTGACTCATCACCTACCTCTGCAGTTTCTTCTTCAGATTCAGGTCCAAGTTCTGTGTGTGCGTCAGATGCAACATCAGATGGTTCAACTGGAGATTCTTCATCACCTTTACCAATATCACTAGAATCTAACTCTTCTTCCATTTCTTCCTCTTCACCTTCCATTTCAGCTTGTAGCTTCTTTGATAGGATAGATTGTAGTCTTGGAGTAAAAGCTTCTTCTAATGCGATTTTAGCGTTAGCGATAGCAGTTTCTCTTACAGCTTTAGCATCCGCAATTGCTTCTTTTAACAATTTTGAATTTGCCATTTTACTTTGTAATTTTTGTTTTTCTGAAGTTATTCGAGAAACCTCAATGTAGAATTTGTGTAAAATTGGTTGTTCGGTAACTAAACATTAAAAGTTAGTATTCATTAACCAATGAACCCACATAGACATGGGTTATTATAAGAATAAATATATAAAAATTTATAAAACAATAAAAAACTAAAGAAAATAATAAGTTTTTTATAGATTTGGTGTATAGGGTTATTTTTTAATCTTACCCTTTTTGATATCTCTTTGTAGTTCTGCACCTGCTCCTAACAAATCATTTATTGATT